CAAAATTATATAGTGGTTCCTGAATCAGTTATATCTGTCACTAATTTATTTCCTTTTTCAAGTAAAGGAAGTTTAAATTTATTTGATGTAAGATATCAGATGAGACTAAATGATCTCTATGATTTTTCTTCAACATCGGTAGTTAACTATGATCTTGTGATGAGACAGTTAGACTTTTTAGATCACATTTTAGTTGGTGAAAAACCATTAAGATTTAATCAAAACGATAACAAACTATTCATTGATATGGATTGGAAAGAAGATTTAAAAGTAGGTGAATTTTTAGTAATAGATTGTTTTAGAAAATTAGATCCGGAAACATTTACAGATGTATACAATGACCAGTGGTTAAAAAGATATGTCACAACACTATTTAAAAAACAATGGGGAGCAAACCTATCTAAATTCAACGGCGTTGCTATGGTAGGTGGTGTGACTCTTAACGGAGGCCAAATATATTCTGAATCACTACAAGAATGTGAAAAACTAGAAAACGAAATACGTACAACATTTGAAGAGCCTCATAACTTTCTAATAGGATAAAAACTATGGTAGTAATGAATCCATACTTTCAGCACGGAGATGGCATCGGAAATGCATCCGAAAAATATCTATACGAAGATTTAATCATAGAAGGATTAAAGATATATGGTAATTTAATTTACTATATGCCTAGAGAAATTGTAAACAGAGATTTAGTATTAGGTGAAGACGTTAATAGTAAATTTAAAAATGCTTTTCCTATTGAAATGTATTTTGAAACTACCGAGGGATTTGCTGGTCAGCAAGAATTAATCAATAAGTTCGGATTAGAAATTAGAGAAGATACTACATTGATGGTATCTAAAAGACGTTTTATGAATAAAGTGGATATTAGAACAGAATTAAACGTAAAAGGTAGACCAAACGAAGGAGATATATTATTCTTTCCTTTGATGAATAGTTTCTTTGAAATTCAATTTGTAGAAGATCAGGAACCTTTCTTTCAATTAGGTAACTTACCTGTTTACAAATTAAGAGTTACACGTTGGGAATATTCAAATGAAGAATTAGATGTTGGAATAAAAGACATTGATAAAAGAGAAAGACAAAATTCAGTTAATCTATTAGTAGACAGAGTGCGTTTAGAAAACGAAGCTGGTAGCGTGCAACTAGAACAAGATGACGTATCATCTGGTAATGCTAACTTCTTATTAAACGAAGAATATGACGCAACAAAAAATACAGTACAGACTCAATCTGATTATGCACAAAATTTAGATTTAGATACGGCAGCCGGTTTTGATACTGCTTCTGTAGCAGATGATGTACTAGACTTTACTGAAAGAAATCCATTTGGGGAGGTAGACATTTAATGGAAAGAGATAGACATAGACAATTACATGAGTTCCATAATAAAACTTTAAAACAAAAAAAAGAAATGGAACTATCAAGAAATTTAAAAAAAGAAGTGGTTGCTGGTGCAAATGGCACACAGGATTATGTAATTAAAGAAGGAATTAACAAAGGTAAGATAGCCGATAAAGGACAATAATGTTTGGAACACCGTTTTACAATGAAGGATTAAGAAAGATTATTATTGCTTTCGGACAACTATTTAATAATATAGTTATTGAAAGTACTAATAAGGATACTGGTGCTGTACTAAAAAGAATAAAAGTTCCTTTAGCATATGCTCCTAAAGAAAAGTTTTTAGTCCGTTTAGATGAACAAAAAGATTTAGATGATAGATCAATGGGAATAACTTTACCTAGAATAGGTTTTGAAATATCAGGACTATCATATGACCCTAGTAGAAAATTAACAAGGGTTCAAAAATATAGAACAGAAAAAACACCATTGACAAGAGATCAATCTGTTGCTAAAATGGACAGAGTATATATGGAAGATGATAGTGGTTATATTCAGTTTGAACAAGCAAATACTACAACAGGATATGCTGAATATCCATTATTAGAAACATCGCCAACAGATTTTGCAGAGTCAAAAAAACAAAGTTTTAATTATACACCTGTACCATATAACATAAGTTTAAATGTTTATGCTTTTACAGCAACTGCTGAAAATGGTTTACAAATTGTAGAACAAATATTACCTTTCTTTCAACCAGATTATACAGTAACAGTAAATGTTATGCCTGATATGAATATAAAAAGAGACGTACCTATTATTCTAAACAATGTAAACTATGAAGACAGTTATGATGGTGCATTTACAAATAGAAGAGCAGTTATATACTCAATGAATTTTACTGCTAAAACATACTTGTTTGGTCCTACAACTAATCAAGGTGTTATTAAAAAAGTACAATCAGATTTATATGCTGATACAGTAAACAATCCACCAAGAGAAGAAAGAATTACAGTTGTACCAAATCCTATATCAGCTGATGTAAATGATGATTTTGGATTTACAACAACAATAGAAAATTTTACTGACGGTAAAAAATATAACGTGAAGACAGGAAGTGATGAATAGTTATGGCAAAATTAGAAGACAAGGTAAATGAAATTTTAGGTATTGAAAGTATACCTGAAGCTACACAACCAAAAGAATTTCAACCACCTGTGGAAAGACCAAAAGGTGATGTTGAAGTAAAAACAGAAAAAGATATCAATCAAGATTACGCTTATAGTAGAGATAGTTATTATAATCTAATAGATAAAGGTAATGAAGCTATTGAAGGAATATTAGAAATTGCAAAAGAAGGCCAACACCCTAGAGCATATGAAGTTGCAGGCCAATTATTAGGACAAGTTGCAGGTACTGTTGACAAACTACAAGACTTACAAAAAAAATTAAAAGACTTAAAACAAGTACCAAAGACTGCAAACACAAATGTAAAAAATGCTCTTTTTGTTGGATCAACTGCCGAGTTGCAGAAAATGTTAAATAGAAAACAAGAAGATGAAACAATTGAAAAAAATATTACTCCCGAAAAGGAGTAAAAAATGAGTGAAGCATATTTAGGGAATCCTAATCTTAAAAAGGTTAATACTCCTGTTGAGTATACACAAGATCAGATAGTAGAATATCAAAAGTGTGCTGAAGATCCAATATACTTTATGGAAAAATATATCCGTATTGTATCTCTTGATGAGGGTCTAGTGCCTTTTAATATGTATGGATTTCAAAAAGATATTGTTCAAAAAATTCACGAGAATAGATTTACTATATGTAAACTACCAAGACAATCAGGAAAATCTACAACAACTATTTCTTATCTATTGCATTATGCATTATTTAATCCAAACTCTAACATAGCCATACTTGCAAACAAAAGTTCTACTGCTAGAGATATATTAGGTAGACTGCAACTTGCATATGAAAATTTACCAAAATGGTTACAACAAGGTGTAATAAACTGGAACAAAGGTAATATAGAATTAGAAAATAAATCTACCATTGTTGCAGCTGCCACTTCTTCAAGTGCTATTCGGGGTGGTTCATTTAATATTATCTTTCTTGATGAGTTTGCTTTCGTACCTACTAACATTGCCGAAATGTTTTTTAGTTCAGTTTATCCTACGATATCTGCTGGTACAAAAACTAAAATGATTATAGTATCTACACCTTATGGTATGAATATGTACTATAAGATTTGGATGGACGCAATCAATAAAAAGAATGATTATATTCCTATAGAAGTACATTGGAGTGAAGTACCAGGTCGTGATGATAAATGGAAAGAACAAACTATACGTAACACAAGTGAAGAACAATTCCAACAAGAGTTTGAGTGTGAGTTTTTAGGTTCTGTAAATACTTTAATATCAGCTTCTAAAATTAAGGCAACACCTTATGTAACACCTATAAAGTCTGCTCAAGGTGTTGACATATATGAAGATAGAAAAGAAGGACATACTTATGTGGCTGCTGTTGATGTATCACGTGGTGTAGATAAAGATTATTCTGCCTTTTTAGTATTTGATGTAACTAGTATGCCTTATAAAGTTGTAGCAAAATATAGAAGTAACGAAATTAAACCTTTTGTATTTCCTAATATAATATCTAGAGTTTGTTTAGCATATAATCAAGCACACATATTAACAGAGGTAAATGATATAGGTCAACAAGTGGCTGACGCCTTGCAATTTGAAATTGAGTACCCTAATTTATTAATGACAACACAAAAAGGTCGTGCTGGTCAAATATTAGGTGCTATGTATAGTGGTCGTGGATCATCTATGGGTGTTCGTATGACAAAAGCTATTAAAAAAGTAGGTTGTTCAAACTTAAAAACATTAATTGAGGGTGACAAAGTTGTTGTTAACGATTTCAATATCATACAGGAGATGTCAACCTTTACTAAAAGAGGTCAAAGTTGGCAGGCCGAAGACGGTTCCAATGATGATTTAATGATGTGTTTAGTCATATTTGGTTGGTTATCTAATCAACCCTACTTTAAGGAATTGACAAATACCAATGCACGTTTAAAAATGTACGAGGAACAAAAGAATTTGATAGAACAGGACATGGCACCATTTGGTTTTGTAGACGATGGAGTGACTGATCCTGAAGATGAGGAAACAGTTGACGAGTACGGTACCAGATGGTTTCCTGTCTCTAGAAAAGGACAATAGTCTATTTCTAGGTTATTATAAATATCTGTACTGGCTTTAAATATGGATGTAAGAAAACTTACAAAGATGTGAATTATAATATATTAATAATTAGCTAATTAAGAGGAGAATAACCTATGGCATTTCAAGTATCACCAGGTGTTCTTGTACAGGAAAAAGATTTAACAAGAATCATTCCTGCTGTGTCTACATCAATTGGAGCTTTTGCTGGCGAGTTCAGAAAAGGTCCTTTAGATCAGATTACATCAATCTCTAGTGAACAAGAGTTAGTAAGTGTTTTCGGCAAACCGGATAATTCAAATTTTGAATCATTCTTTTCAGCTGCAAACTTTTTACAATACTCTAACGCATTAAGAGTAGTACGAGTACAAAATACTGGTTTAGCAAACGCAGCCGTTTCAGGCTCAGCAGTTGCTATCAAAAATACACAAGACTACCAGGATAATTACAATGCTGGTCAGGCGTCTGTCGGAGAATGGGCAGCTAGAACAGCAGGAGTTTGGGGCAACGGCCTTAAAGTTTCTGCTTGTCACAGCGCAACAGGTTTCCAAGAGGATGCAAAAACAACAATAAATGATTCTGCTATGTCTGTTGGTCATACAACAGTAACATTAACATCAGGAACAGGTTTCGCAGTAGGCGATATCGTTGAGTTTTCAACGAGTTCGGGCGGAACAGATTATGATGGTAGAAAATATAAAATAACAAACGTAGCTACTAACGATATAACTTTTGTTAGAGCTGACACACTACAAGGTGGTTTACATCAAGTACCAGCTAATGGTGCAAACGTAAGAAGATTTTGGGAGTTCTATGAATTTGTTTCAGGTGCTCCAGGAACATCTCCTTACGCTGCTTCAAAAAGCGGAGTAAATGATGAAATGCACGTTGTCGTGATAGACGAAGATGGTAACATCACAGGAAAAACTGGCGAAGTAATTGAAGTTTACGATAAAGTATCAAAAGCTTCAGACGCTAAATCACCACAAGGCGATTCAAACTATGTAAGAGACGTAATTTATAATAAATCAAATTACATTTACTGGATGGATCATCATGCTTCAGGATCAAACCATGGTTCAGCAGCTGCAGGAATAACTTTCACAGCAGTTGATACACCAAAAACTGATTCTTTAATTAACGGTGCAAATGGTTCAGCAGCAACAGCTGGCGAAATCAAAACTGCTTACGAGTTGTTTGAAGACGCAGAAACAGTTGATGTAGGTTTAATCATCGGTGGATCTTGTAACGCTACTCATGTAGACGATCTAATAACACTTGCAGAAAAAAGAAAAGACGCTATCGCATTCGTATCTCCAGAGAGATCAGATGTTGCTGGTATCACTTCTTCAATCACACAAACACAAAACGTATTAGCATTTATGAACGGTATTCGTTCTTCATCTTACGTTATGTTAGATAGTGGTTACAAATACATGTACGACAGATACAATGACGTATATAGATTTGTTCCATTAAACGGTGACATTGCAGGTCTAGCGGCTAGAACAGATTTAATCGCAGATAGCTGGTTTTCTCCAGCAGGATTAAACAGAGGTGTTATCAGAGGTGCTGTTAAGTTAGCATATAACCCAAGTAAATCTCAAAGAGACGAATTGTACAAAGCAAGAATTAACCCAGTGGTTACATTCCCAGGCCAAGGTACAGTATTGTTTGGAGATAAAACTGGTTTATCTGCTCCTAGCGCATTTGATAGAATCAACGTTAGAAGATTGTTTATTGTTTTAGAGAAGGCAATATCAACTGCTTCTAAATTCCAACTTTTTGAGTTCAATGATGAATTTACAAGAGCGAATTTCAGAAACATTGTAGAACCTTTTTTAAGAGAAGTACAAGGTAGACGAGGTATCACAGACTTTTTAGTAGTATGTGATGAAACAAATAACACAGGTGAAGTAATTGATAGAAATGAATTTATTGCTGAGATATTTATTAAACCAGCAAGAAGTATCAACTTTATTACATTACAATTCATCGCAACACGAACCGGCGTTTCTTTTGAAGAAGTCGCAGGCGGTTAATTAGTAGAGG